TACCTATCCATCTTTTAGATAGTCCAAAATCTTCTGCTATTTCTTTATCAATAATATTTCTATCAGAATAAACATAATCTGCATCTTGATTCATTGTTTCTCCACCTTCAACGTTAGCTCCTTGTCCTACAGGAATACCTTCTAAACTATTAGCTTCATGAGAAGGTCCAGTAAACTCTGTTAATTGATTGTTATCCATAATATTATTAATTAAAATTGTTGTATATCATAATAAGAAAGTATCCTATTAAGTATTAGTTCTTTATTTTCAGTATTATCAAAGTATAAAGATAAGATAAAATGTGTACTTCTCAAACGGTCTTTCTTAGTAGATAGAGAATTTCTTGGAATCTTTAATCTCCACTTATCAAATCTACGTTTTATTCTACCTGAAGAGAATAGTATTTTACCTGTATCTTGGTGTTCTGTTTTAATTTTAAAGGCTGTTATAGTAGCTGTTCTATCAATTACTTTTTCGTCATCTCTAACAATAGAGTTAAATTCTATTGTTCTAAGTATTTTATTTATATCAGCATTATCATTAAGTACTAATGTAATAGAAGATTCTTGAATAGTTCCATAAAATGTTCCCCACTTACCTGTATTATGTTGATATACTTTTGATGTATCGTCAGGGTCAGCAGATAATAAAATATCTCCATTTTCTATATAAATTGAAGGTGTTGCTGAATAGAACGAAGTAAATTGCTGCATTAATTCATCATATACTAATGTAGTATATACACTAGTATCTTTTAACCCATCTGCTATATCAGCATCGCTTAGAGATACTTTATTTAAAAAAGTAAACAATACCTCATCGTTAACTTTATCTCTTGCTATATGTACTCCTTTCCTTAATATTGGATTATCTCCACCATTTTCTTTACGAGCTAATATAGCTCCTTGTAAATTATTAGTATATCCATGTATTCCTTTAATCTCAGACAAAGGACTATTTCCTTGAGTTACTTGGAATATCTTTCTATGAATTGCATCAAAATAGTATATTCCTGAATCAGTAGACTTTATTGCCCATTGATGAATGCATCCATGTTCAGTTGATAAGTATCCATGATTTTGAAAACCTTCTCCAGAACCAAGTTCAGTAGGTATACCATCTTCAGTAGATACTATTGCTCTAGGATTAATACTATATTTACCAATTGCTTTATCTTGAAAAAAGTAAACATCATCTCTCCAGTTACTTATTTTATTAATTGGTCCATAATCATCTACTGTATAATTATCAAAAGCTCCAAATTGAGTCCATGAATCAACTAATTCTTCATTAATTTTTACATTAGATATATAAGCTGTAATATCATCTACTTTACATTTTAAACTTGATATTGTAGAATTTATAAAGAATGTAATATCCTGGTTCTCTTTAGAATATGTATCTCTATACGCATACATATCAGTAATTTTACCATAATCAGTAGTAGCATTATCTGTTTCTTGTCTAAGAATTGTATCAGTAAGACTACCTGAAGTATACTCTACTCCTCTTTGTAAAGTAGAACCACATGCTAAATCAAGATTCATTACTGATTCAGTAATCATTATTTGAGTAGTACTATTACTACGTATAAAATCTTGATTAGTATTATTAAATAAAGTAGAATTTCCAGTTTCTACCATACTTGTTTGTAAAGTAAACATGTTAATAAATATATCTCCTCCAAATACTTTTGGATTAAGGTAATCTTTACTTATAATTGGAGAAGCTGCTATAAATATATTTGCTTCTAATGCATTTTGACTAAATCCTCCATATATTTCTTCTTTAGGAAATACTAAATCTACAATAGGAGTAGTTGTTTTAAAATCAGCTTGAGGTAATGATGTAAAATTAGTACTTAAAGGATATACATAATTCCAATCAAACCATGACTTTACTGAACCAGAATTATCAAGAGCAAGAAATGGTCCATTAGGATTAAATGGACTTTTATCATAATAATTTATTTTTCCTAATAATGAAGTAGCTCCTTTAGAAAGCAATGGAGCTACATTATATCCTGAACCTGGTTGAGGTTCATTCATATCAGGATTACTAGACCCTGAATCATAATCAGTAATTGCATAATAATTTCTTAAATAGTAATTAACGTTAGGTGTAGGTATAGTAGTAGAAAATTGAAATTCATTTGATAGTGCATTACTACTATTTATACCTACTGAATTTGTCATCCATGAACTATTTACACCTTCAAAATATTTAATATTATTAGTAGTTCCAAATTTAACAGGGTAAACTCCTCTTAATCCTCCTCTAAAATCATTACATTTATTTGCAGAACCTGCTGAACTAATTAAATCTCTATCTGCAGCACCTGATAACGCTTCTGCATAAGTAGTGTATGCTCCTGTAATTAATAAAGAAGGATTATTATTTAAATTTGAACCTTTGGTTCTCATTCCATTATAATCATGAGAAATATCAGGACTTAAAAAAGAAATAGCGTCTCCTCTTATTTGATAGGCGTGGTCAGTATTAGTAGGACTAGTTACGCTTTGTGTTTGTAAATTCCAAAATGAACCATTTAATGCAGTTAAGTCATCAGGATTTGCAGGATATAAATGAAGAACATCTGTACTACCTCCTGTAGGTACTCTAAAATCATAACTATTAGGTGTATTTATACCTACTGATGGATTCCAAAAGTTTTTAAGCATACCTTGACAAGCTCTACGAGTATCAGCCTCTTCTCTTTTAACTCTTACTATTTGATAACTTTCAATATTAGCTAATAATGAAGCAGGTAAATTAAGTTCAAATTCAATACCTAATGCATAACCTGTTACAATATTAGTTCCAGTTACTCCATTTAAACCTGTAGGAAAATAGTTATATCCTGAAGAATTAGCTATTCCATCTTTTTCAGAAATATCAGGAAATTTAATATCTCCAATATACTCTACAAAAGTAGTTTCACCTTTCTTAGTATAAAATACTATTCCAAATCTATATGTTTCACCTCTTTTATAACCTCTAAGTAATCCTGACATAAACGGTGAAGCCATATTAGGATAAGTAGTATTAAACGTATATTGTACCCCATCTCCTAATTGTGGAAATTCTAAAGGAACAGGTGTTACATTTGCAAAAGCTTCATTTGGTGAATTATTACCATCTAAAGTAAAAGGTTCTAGATGAAAATTATAAGATATATTAATTCCTTCTCCACCTAATGTAGTACCATTAGATTTATATTTAAACTGTCTATCACTATGCCATAGTTTATCCCAATGAGCATCACTATTATATGATTCATTAAATGCTAAAGCGTCTGCATTTCCACCTGCTGCAGGGTCAAGAGCACTTAATGAATTATATCTTTTGGTTCTTGCTGTAAAAGTTTCTCCATTACTAAGTAAAGATTCTACTGAAACATCTCCACTTTTAATATTAGCAATTACTAAAGAATTATCTTTTTGAGCTAAAGTTTTGCAAGTTTTAAAAGGATTAGTTTTAGCACCATACGTATCATTTTCAACAGTAGTTATTGTATTTTCAGTTCCTGTATATAAAAAAGTAACTTCCGTAGTATTAGCTAATTCTTTCTCTTCTACTGAAAATATTTCAGGTACTCCTATAAATGTATTTTGATAAATTATTATTAGTTCAATTGTATCGTATTCTGTATAATTAAGAGTATCAATGGTAATAGATATTGATTTACCTGTATTTACATTGTAAAGGTCTCCTGTATATTGAGCAGATTGAGATAATGTTTCTGAATCAGTTACTAAATGTATCATATTACTAGGAGGAGAAATTAAAGTCTCTTGCCCATCTGTTGTACGTAATCTATAAGCAGCTTGATATATACCATTTAATAATATTCCTGCTCCTCCAATAGTCGTTAAATAAGGTTGTACAAATTTAACATCTGGAAAAATATCTAATTGTCCTGCAGACAATGTAGAAAGTAAAGGATTTTCTAGATTTACAGAACGAATATAATTATTATAATCAGTCCAATATACTCTTTGAATACATCCTGATTCATATCTACCTATTGCTTCAATAGGAAATGATTTACTAAAGTTTAATTCATTACTGAAATACTTTTGGGTAATAGAAATAAATGAGAAATCTGTTTCATTATATTTTAAAGTATATATCCAACTATTAGCATTAGTATTATCTGCTACAAATAGTACAATAGTATCACGAATAGAAGTTACTCCTATAACTTCTTTTAGTGTAGCAGGTATAGCATCTGTACCAGGTATTTCAAAAAATAACTTATTTCCTTTAATATTAGTAAT